TAAGGAAATTATTAAATGATAAATTAACTCCACAATTGTGGCATTTATAATTTGTGTTATTTTTTACACTATAAAAATATCCTCTTGCCTTTGATTTATTTTTTTGCGAATCGCCACAAATGGGACAACGGCAATTATAAAGAGAAAGTTTTACTTTTTTAAACTTTTCTAAACGAGTTGACAAGAGATTGATAAACTTATCATCAATCAAATCCATAATTAGTTTTTAATATTCTCTTGGATTATAACAGGTGTTGATTCTGGAGTCAAGAATTTTTTAGTAAGAGATGCATGATTAATAATAAAAGAGAGAGTAGAAACTATACCAACTCCAACCCAAATACGTCTTTCTATTCCTTGTATTCTAGACAAAACTTTGTTATGATCGCTGTCCATTTTATCACGGAGTTTGTCAATTTTTGTAAATAATATTTCGTCTGTAGTTTCTTGTTTTGTAATTTTTTGTTCATGGACAGCAAGTATCTTGCCTACATTAATATTTACTTCACTTAACTTTTCAATAGCATCATCAATTTTTAAAACTATATCCTTAAGGTCTACTAATTTTTGCTCCAGGACAGCTATTTTTACAGAATCGTCTGACATATCCTTGCATTTGGGTAAGTTTTATATTCTATAATTACTCACCTTGAAACAAAATAACCTTCTATAAATTATATTTATCTTATAAAGAATCTATCCAATTTTTCCAAGATTTACGCACTCTTTTATCAAATTTTCCATTTTTTCTTTTTCTCAATCCAATAACAGGATCAAATTTTTCAATATTTCCACCACTAATATTATTAGTTGGAATTGAAGACGCCATCATATTTTCCCTAATTAACTTTATTATTCTTTCAATTTTTTCCATTTGAAATCCCCTGTAGTTGATTCATACAATACTCATCAACTTCTATATCATGAATATAACATTTTGGATACTCGGGAAGTCTATCCAAAAACAAAATAAAAGTTTTCATAGCAGACCACAAATCATTCTCAATTTTATAAAATAACATAGGTGTTGTAGCATCACCAAAAATATTATAAAGTACAATAAAATGATTTATCAATAAATGTGCTTTTAAAATTCCTGTGGACTTATACCGCTTTAAGAGTCTTTTAATATACTTAAAATGATTTAAATCCTTATGAAAATCTTCCTCAGTAACTGCCTGAGGGTTTTCATAATGTTTAATTGCAAAGAGAATAAAAGTTTCTTCATTCAGTTCATTAAATATCATATTTTAAATATCAAGAAACTGTCATTGTTGCGATTCCAGAAGTAGTGGATACATCACCAGAATTAATGATAACTCTGTACTTGAATCCATTCTTACTAGCATCAGAGTTGGAAACACTTAGTGTTGAATTTGTCTGACCAGAAATACTAGTATAAGCAGCGCCTACACCAGAAGAAGCAAATTGCCATTGATAAGCAAGTGGAGCATATGTTGGAATAACTGAAGCAGTTACACTAAATGATGCAGTTTCTGTTGTTCCTACACTAACAGATGCAGGTTGTGATGTAATTGTAATGCTCACTGCATCAGCGAATATTGAATCGTCATCAGCGTCACCAGTTGCAGTATATGTTGCAAAAGAACCATTGGTAATTTCGGACATTGCAACAAGAGTTTCCGACTTAACTCTTAAATTTCCGTGCATATCAACATATGTATGAATACCAACCCAACCAGCATGAACTCCACCATATTGAGTAGCAATTCCAGATGCCCCCGGTTCTAAAGATGCAATTTCATTTTCATCTACACCATAGACTTTATTAGTTGATGAAGAATTACCAATACCAGGTATTATTGAATAATTCTGATCTTCAAGAGTATAAACTGGTTTTTGTGTTAGAGTATATCCAACTCCAGAAATTGGAGCACCACTTAAATATTGAGTTGTGGCAATTGAAATTACTGTGTTTGAAGTAATTCCTGAAATTACTGCCTGCCCGTATGTACCTCCTACACCGATAACAATTACGGTTCCAGTTGAAATACCAGCAGCGGTAAATGAAGTACCAGCTCCAGTAATAGTTTCAGTACTATAATCAACGCTTACAGTTCCTACCGAATAAAGACTATCTGCAGTTCCCCAGAGTGCCATTCTTTTTACCTTTTACTAATTTTTTTGCTATGAATATTTATAAAAAATGAGGAGTTTAAATTCTCCTCATTCATCAACTTTTTTAACTACGATCTCAGGGTGTTGGATCTACTGCACCTTTTTTCTTGAGATTTTCTTGAAGTTTAAGGATAACAAATGATACAAGTCCATTTGATTTTACTTGTGGAACTGCACCAAGAAACTCAGAAACAACTAAAAGAATAGTTGCTACTGCTGCTTCATTAGCAATAACCCAAGCCCAGATTGCTGCGACTGACATAGTTTACCTCGTGTAAAGAGTATACTATTATTATTTAGTGATTAAGTTCCCCTAGTATCCATTCTAAAGTCTACTTTTGCTCTTCTAGAATTACGGATTAGTGCTAATCTATGTTCTAAAGGACTAAGAACACCCTTCTTTCTAGCCTCTTCACTAGGAGAAGGTGGTTTTTCACGATTTTTTGGTTCTTGTCTTGATCCACCATACTTTAATGGTGGTTTATTTCTTGCGGCAACTTCAGGAGATCCACCTTTTACGGATGGACGACCAGTTGTAGCACTTGTATTAGTTTCTCTAGCAAATCTAGTTCTTTCATCTATAGATTCACCTTCTGGTTCATAAGAAGAATTTTGAACCTGAGGTTCTTGTTTTTGCTGATTTGTTGGTTGTTGATTACGTACTGCCTTTTTACGAAGTTCAGCAATTCTATCTTTAATATTTGCTTCTTGTCTTCTTAAATTCAATTCTTGAGAACTCATAGTTTGAGTGTCAAAATCTTCACCAATTCTTTCTTTTGCATTATCAGTTTGTATTTTTTTAGTCTCTCTCTGTCTACTTTCAGTATTGGTGCGACGATTAGGCCTTACTCTAGCAATTGTCTCATTTATTTTTTTTTTTGGAACCTCACTATGAGGTGTTTTAGCAAATTTACGAATTTGCTTTTCACTCATAGTATCAACAATCTTAAGAACCTCAGCACTTACCTCAGATCTAGGTGTTTCTCCTCTCTTTACTGAAAGTGCAAGTCCAAACAATTTTTGCTGTTGCTCACTTTCTGCTTTTTCATTTAGTTCCAATTCTTCTCTTGTAAGTTTACGGACAAAAGTTCCTGCTGCTCTACCAGCAACTTGAGCACCTGTTTTTCCTTGTCTGTGTGCTTTCACACCTTCACCAGCTGCAGCACCTGCAGCACCTGCTGCCTTAACAGCAGTTTTTCCTGCTGCTTGCGCTGCTCTACCGGCAACAACAGTTACCTTTCTTCTTGCTCTTGTTGCTTGTGGAGACTGTTCTACCTTCTTACCTCTTTCTCTCACTGCATCATAAACCGCTTTTGCTTCTGCACCTCTACGTGTTGCAACATTTCTTGCAGTTTGGGCAGCATCCTGAACTCTCTTAATATCTTCTCTACCTTTCTTTACAACAAAACCCAAAGCAGATCCAAGTCTTCCAGCAATTCCTTTCTTTTGACCTTCGGAAGATTTTTCAGAAGAAGGTGCTTGAGTTTCTTTTGCTTTTTCTACTGCCTTCTTAACTCTATCTTTACGAATAGTAGATGCTATTCTATCTTTGGTAGACATTTTAGTTCCACCTTGAGTTTTAACTCTCTTTGCAGTAGTTGCATATTGCTTCGTACCTTTAGGTGCTCTAGAAGTTTTGACTTTTGATTGAGATTTTTTGAGTTCTTCTGATAAGAAATATTCTTCAGAAAGTTCAAAAACAAACTCAGCAAAAGTTTGTTCACCAAGTTCTTCAATTACAATATCAACACCATTCTCATTTAATCCATAATTATAGAAAAACTCAGTAGCAATATCTACTGCCTCATTAAGATACTCTTCATTGAGTTCGAATGACTCGACAATATGACCACCAAGAATTTTAACCTCTTCTTCAAATTCTGGATTAATTACAATCTTATTGTTAATACCAGGATCTTCTTTTATTTCAGTTTTCTTTTTTGAACTAAATTCATCGGTAACTTCACAAAGATCATTTCTCCAATTTGAAAATTGTTCAGTTACACCATATGACTTTAATTTATTTTTGGAAGTTTTTCCTCTAGTATCTTTCCCATCAGGAATGCCGCCAGTTTTTCTCTGAATAGCATTATGAACGGAACCTGCATGTTCTTTAGATGGACTTTCTACTTTACCATCACCATCGTAGTCTTTTTTAGATAATCCGTATCCAGTCCTTTCAACTGAAGATACATTTGGATTTGATCTAAATTTTTGAAGTTCTGTTTGAACTGAATCTTTGGAAACACTTTTTCTATAAGTAGTTCCATTTTTATAATTTACAACAATACCAACTTTATCATCTTCACTCAATATTTCTTCTGAAACTGAGGAAGATAAACCTCCAGTGATACCAAGTTTCTCTTTTGCAGTTTTAATTACTTCTTGACTATATTTAGTTTTTGAAGATCTTAATTCAAATGCCTTTTGAGCGGTAACTTTATTTTTTTTCATTATATGACGAACATCATATATTAATTGACGAACATTCTTCTCAAAAGAATTAACATCACCATCACCATTAAGATCCGAAGAAGATTTGGGTTTTGCTGGAGTCGATGCTCCAGGTTTACCTAATTGTGCAGTAAAAACTTCTTCAAGATATACCTGTTGTAAATCAGTTGCAATATGAGACAGCATTTTCTTATGTTCGTTTTGCTTTATACTTATTTATGAATTTTTTAACATCAAAATTATCAATTGACTTAATATTCGAAATAGACATTACATATTTCACTAAAGCATCAGTTCCAACCTCTCTTTGATTTGCAGGAACTCCAGATTTATTCGTCCATTCAACAACATCTCTAATCCAAGGTTTAAACATCACATTATCTTCAGTAACACAAATAAGATAATTTGCCCCCCTACGAATAATCTTTCCAATCAAACCACTATTAACATTTTCTACCCAATCTCCCTCATTAAATATTTCTCCACGAATATACTTATCTCTTAATTGTTTTTGAAATTCTTCCGATACTTGATGAGATGGTGGAACTAAAGGAGAAAGTTTAGACCTATTCTGAGCTGGATCTCTTTTTCCGAGTTTTTGATTTTGATTAAAAAATTTTAACCTAACTATGCCACCAGGAGTAGTTTCCGATTGAGCAATAAGTTCACCGGTCTCACTATCATGATAATCACCATGCCCATTAGAAACTAATCTCCCACCACTTGGAAGACGAATTCTTTTTGCATTAAAGATAGCAAGGTTTTTATTCTTGTCAACAAATTCAGACAAAGAATTATTCGCCTCTTGAATAAATTGGGAGAACTTTTTCATATGTAGTTAGATATACTTATATTTATTTGTTAATATTCTTTTGAATATTAACATTACAAAAAAATAGGACAGTAGTTAAACTGTCCTATTGCATGATATTTAGATTATTTTATTTTACAAATCACCTTCTACACGATTTTCACTACGATAAACATCAAAGGTTCCTTCGGGGTAACGAGCACTTAGTTTTTCATAATTCATTTGAAGTACTTCATCAAAAGTTATATCTAGTGCCATACACGCTTGAGCAAGATACCAACAAATATCTCCCAATTCTCTCTTCATGTGAAAAATATTATCTTCACTATAAGATTTTCCTTGAAGGAAAATTTTCTTTACAACCTCAGTAAATTCTCCAGCTTCTGCAGTAAGTCCATACGCAGCAGTCATTAAACGAGGAACATCTGCATTTTGAGTTTCAAGTTCAGTCAAACGATTAAGAAGATTAGCAAAATTACTACTCGCAGGACTTGTAGTTTGACGAACGAATTCAATATATTTGTTTGTATCAATTACTTTTGTCATATCAGTATTTAAATTTTCCAAATTTTTCTTTAAGTGAGGGTTTTGTTGTTTCTTCATAATTATACTCTTCTTCTTTACCGGAGTCAAGTATATCTTTTTGTGCTGACTGTTCGCAATCATAAAGTCTCATTTTTGCCCTATCAATTCCAACTACAAATC